CGGCTGGGTTATTACTTGAAGCTTGCTTTAATCCAAAATTTACAATGTTTGCTCCTGTTCTTAATATTTCAGCAGGGAAAGACACAAAAGTTCCTAACGGTAGTTTTCTTAACTCTTGTATAACAGGTGGAACTTTAGAATATGTTGGATATGTATTTCTAATTGAATAAGCTGCTGCCTCGTCTAATGCATCATCAAAAGTTTTTATTTGTCCTGTTATAGGATTTCTTTCAACAAATTCCTCTCCCATATCTCTAAAATAAGATTTAATATCATCAATATTTTTAAAACCTTGTGATAATAAACTTCTTTCAAATTCAAAACCAAAAAGTTTCCATAAATTATCTCCTCCTGCATAAACTCTAGCTACTTTGTCAGTAGGTGTAACTTTAATTAATTTTTCAAATAATTTATCTGAGGATCTTATTTGATTTTTTTTTAATGAATCCATTATTGCTTTTAATTCAGATGCTACAACGTTTTCATCCCACACCCCTAAACGAACTAATCTTTCCACATAGTTATTAAATGCAACTTCATCTATATTTTTTTCTCCAGCTTTAAATATGTCATCTAATACTATTTTAAATGCATTTGTAACACTTGCGTTACCACCAATGTGACCATTCATAAGTGCAAAAAAACCAGCTGATGATACATTTCTAACTTGAGTTTGTGGAGAGTATAAAGTTTTACCAACTTGAATTGCAACTTTACCTTGCATAATTTCTCTATAAACAGGAAAAGCAACTAAATCATCTAAAAGTCCACCAACGCCTTGAAACATTTGAACGTAATCTGGATCTGCGTATAAATTCATTAAGTCAGATTTCATGTGTCTACCTAGCCTAGGTAGTTTTTGTATTTTTTGAGCGTTTAATACACCCGCATTAATAGCTTCTTCTAACGAATTAAATAACCAACCATTTTTTAAACCAGATTTTGCAATAAAGTCTGCTGCTCTTTTATTTGACATTGCAGATATCATTTCTGCAGTTGTACTGCCAACCACCGCTTTTAAATTTTTCTCTTCACCTAATAAACTTTTAACAGCTGTTGGTAGTTCTTCTCCTGTTTTTAACATTCTGTAATTTTTAAATCTTAAAAGTTTTGCAATCTCTCTAAGTTGTATTAAAGGATTTTTACCGTCAGCTCTTCCCGTTCTTAAAACAGATTCTACCATCATTTTTCCTGATTCTTTGTAAGCTTCTTCTGTGTCTAATTTAGGAAAAGTATTTTTAGCAGTTATTCTTAAATCTTTATTTTTTTTAATTACATTCTTAGTTACCCAATCAATAGCAGCATTATATATTTTTTGATCTGGTGCATAATTAGGATTTGTAAAAGTTGCAAATGATTTAACTAAATAATTATTAATTCTACTAGCTTCTATACTAGCTAATTGTTTTGTAAGAGCGTCTGCTCTTCTATCTTTTGGTAAAGATTTTTGAAATTCTTTCATTATATTTTGTATTTCTTGTTTTAAATCTGCAGATAACGCTCGTAATTCTTTTGGTAAATCATCCTTTTTTATTTGACCCCTTAAAAATTCTTCTACTTGATTAAGATAATGTTTTTGTAATGCAGGTGAACTATTTGCTTTGTTATAATTATTTTCGAAACCTTTTGCTAAATTATAAGCTTTTTTCTCTAATGCTTCCATAGTTCTATCTAATTTTCTAGCTCTACCTTTAATAAACAACATTACTTTTTCTGACACACCCTCAATGTCTTTAGGTTGTTTACCAAAAGATCTAAAATAAGATAAAATATTATCTAACCGTTTAATTACTCTTTTTTCTCTTGCTGGGTTTGTTACAGAGTACAATCTCCATTTTTCAAAAGGTGGTAATTGTTTTACAATTTTACCAGAAAAAGCAGATACAATTGTTGGGGCTAAAGCTTTAGTTAATACAAAATTAGTTGCGTTTCTAATTAACTTTGCACTTCCAGCTACTGCTGGTTTAACAGCCTCTCTTGATCCAAGATATGTAATCGGTCTAAATATTGCATTGTTTATACCTTTAGCCCCTAAACTAGCTGTTGTTTTTACAAATGGTGCAAGACCAAATTTATATCCTAATTGCATTCCTTTACCTACAAGAGGAAAACCACCACCTATTAATGCACCTTCTTGCCCATATTTAATTTTGTTTCTAAATTCTGCTGCAGCTTTTTTTCTTCCAGTTAAATTTTTTGTTGACTCTGGTTCAAAAAATACAGATTTTCTTCCTGGCTCAGATGCTAAAAAATCTGTTGAACCCACAACAGTCATGCCCTCTATCGCTCTATATGCAATAGTGCTTATTTTTCTTTTATTAGCACCTTTAATTTTTTCTATTGATTTTTTTAATCTACCGGCTGTTTTTGTTCTATTAACAATTTTTTGTATTAAAGCACCAGGTACACCAAATTGTGTTAACAATGCAATAAGATCACCACGCCATGTTTCCGGTTGAGTAGGTTCTCTTTTTTCCATAAATTTGTTAAATTGACTTAAAAAATTAGTGTTAGCGGCAAGATCTGTTCCACCAAATAATATTGTGCCTACACTTAAACTTAAATCAAAAGCACCTGCTTCAATACCTTTTCTTATTTCATCCCAACCAGATATATAATCTTTTTCATCTTTACTTTCTAATAAGTCATTAATATTTACAGGTGGTAGACCTTTATCTTGTCTTGACTTATCTATACCCCGCTGCACATTAAATCTAAGTTTAGGATCTAAAAATGTTACAAAACGCATGATGCTGGTATCTTTTGCATCTTTGCCTTTAAAAGATTCTATAATTGGTCTTATATATTTTACAGGTGGTTTAGGTTCACCTATACCTTCTAATGCAGACAAAAAAGATTTTTGAAAATCATCAAGATCTCTTATTTCACCTGGCTTTGTATCAGCTTGTTCTTGATCTTTTTTAAATCGCTCTAAAGCAGTATCGGCCATGTTATGCCTCCTGCGGTAATACTAAATTAACACTGTATTTTTGATTAAATAAATCTACGTCTTGTTGAGTTGCAATCGTTGCAAAATCTTCTAACGCTTCTGGACTTTGCGCTATAAGTCTAACTACATCATCAGATATTTCTCCTGGTAATCTAGCTCTTAATGTTGCAAAATCTATCTTTGGTTCTTCTGCTGTTCCTTGGTCCATGGTCATTGCTCCACCACCCGTTTGATATCCGGCTCTACCACCAGATGCCATACCTTCATCTTCTTCTACCTTTGGTACACTTTGAAAAAATTCTGCATATTGTCTATATGCTTCTTTTAATAATAAAGGATCGTCACTGCTAGTGTATTTATCTATCATTTGACCTGGATTATTAGGATCAGGTATTTGTTCATTTTTTAACGTTTTAATAATACCTTTTAATACATCTTCTGCAAAATCAGTTTGTTGCATTAATGATTTACCAACAGCATTTTCTTTTGATAAATAATTTAATCTAGTTTCTTTTTGATCTAATTGATTTCTTAATGTTTGATTCTCTGGATCTTTTTTTAATTTTAACCTAAGGGTGGTTATTTGTTGCATTGTGTTTTCAATATCATTTGCTATTTGTAATTTAGCATATGTTTTACCACTTGTTCCACCAGCAGCTTCACCTTTAGCTTCTATTAATGTTGAAAACAAATCTGCATCAGTTGCAAATTGTGTTGCTCTTTGTGTATCTTGATCTTTAAAAAATTGTTGTGTTGGTTCTTTAAAAGCCGCAGCTGTTGTACCTAACAAACCACCTTGTGGTGGTCGTGATAATAAGTCCATGCCTCCAGAAATTAACAGTCTGTTTATAGCAGCAGATTGAGGAATAGTATATCTTGGAAACATTTCTTTTGCTTGTAAAAATTCTTCTCGCGTTGGTAATACATCTACAAGACCTGTAGGATTTTTATATCCTTGTCTTGGTTTATCAAGTCCTGATGTAATGCCAGTCCCTGCTGATCCACCTATTCGAAACATTGGTCTTTTTAATACTCTGTTCATAATTAACTAATAAATCTTGCAAACGGGTTTTTGTTTGTAACTGTTCCATATATACCAGCAAGAGTTGATCCAACACCCAATGCAGTTTGTAATGGTGTTGGGTTAGGTGTAACTGTTTGTTGTGTTTGTGCAGGATAGCCACCCATAATTCCTGTTACTTGTGCAGCAAATCTATCTAATTGTTCTTGAGGTAAAAATGCTGCTTGTCTTGTTGCTTCTCTTTGTGCATCAAGTTGAGCTTGTGCTTGAGCTTGGTTCAATGCGCCCAATGTTCCAAGTTGTCTTACGTCTCCACCAGTTAATGCTTGTTGTTGTGCTCCTAGGGCCGCTTGTTGTCCAGCTAATCCAGATTGGAATGCACCTAAACCTTGTGTTGCTCCTGCTAGACCAAATCTATTTTGAATGTCTTGTTGTCTAGCGGCTGCCGCTTGACCAAAACCTTGCATTCGTAACTGTGCATCTAATAATGCACGTTCTCTTGCCGCCCCCGTACCAAACTCGGCGAGTTGTACGCCCGCTCGACCAGCGCCGAGCACACCCAAAGCTGCTTGTTGATCTCTTATAGACTGTTCTTGTATAGCCTTGTTACGATCAAATTCTGCCAATGTGGCATCAATTACTTGAGATTGAAACGGTGACATAAAATCTTGTACACCTTGTTGAAATGCAGTTGCTCCGGTTTCAACTCCACCTAATTGTCCAAGAGCTTGTGTTCCTAAACCACCAGCTAATGTTGCTTGTGTTTGTGCTCTGTCTAAAAATGGTTGAAAAGAACCTATACCTGCCTCTGCCACTTGTTGTGCTTGTGCTTGTAATGGATCCCTAGCTGCAACCTGTGGTGCAAGTCCTGCAATATTTTGTTGTCTAGTTGTAAATGCTTGAGCTGCGTCTTGTCTTATTTTAAAATCTGCTGCAGATTCACCTGGTTGTTGTGATATACCAGCTATACCAGTTGCAACAACAGGTACACCAGATTGAGCTACAACTTGTTTTGCTAAATCTTGACCTAAATCTTGTACGAATTGTGCAGGTAAATTTTGTACAGTTTGAACAGCCATTATAATACTTCCTCTAATCTTTGTGATGTTTGAAACATTCTACGTGCGCCTTCTAAGCCTTGCGATTCCTCTGATACTTCACCCCCGGCTTCGAGGTTTTTCATCATATTATACATAACTTCTGCGCCTTTGTCCACATCTCCATCACCAGCGTTTCTGACTGCATCAGCTGTAAACACAAACTCATTCTTAGATAATCTTGCAGGAACATCGTCTGCTTTTTCCATACGTCCGATAGGCACAAAACCACCATCTTCTCTATAGTCCTTTTCCATGCCACCCATGTCTAATAATGGCATAGTTTTCTTTGCTACTGGTTCTTTTTGTTCAGTAGACCCACCTTCAGCTCTATATCTTATTGCTAAATTACCAAAAGGATCTCTTCTATATTCAGGTATATTTAAACCTGGTCCTAATTCCTCAGGTGATACTGTTTCATCCTCTTCTTCTTGTCCGGCCATTAAACCTGTTATTCCTGATGTTGCTAAAATTGTTTTAAATGGATCAAATCTACCACCTGCTCCTAATATACCTTTTGTAGTTTGTACCTGGGGACCAACTTGTCTACTAGTACCAACTAAAAATGGTAATGCTCTACTTTTTAAAAAACCTGTTTCTGATAGACCACCACTCATTCTAAATAAAGCAGCAGCTATTGCAGCTTTACCTACAGGTGATTTAGCTATCTTCTTAACTGATCTTGTAACTTTCTTAACAAGTTTACCAAGACCATACATCTGTCTTGCAGATTTAAAATCAAAATTACCATCAGCTAAACCACCAACAGCAAAAGATCCCATCTCAGCGGGTGTCCCTCTACCACCCATAAAACCTGAATCTTGTGCAAAATTAGATTGATATCCGCCTGTTCCCATCATTTCATTTTGTCTTTGCATTAATTCTGTTTGAACTTTTGGACGTATCGTATCACCAGCTTTTTTTTGAAGTTCATCTATGGCTTTTTGCCTTGCAATTTCTTTTGCTACCTCAGCAGCGCTACTCGCTCCACCACTTAATATAAAAGCTAAACCTCTTCCAATATTTCCAGGCGTTATAAGTCTTCTAGCTCCAGAGACAAAACCAGATTGTAAGTTATCCTCTTCTCCAAGAGGATCTAATACCTCACCTCCTGATTGTAACATCTGTTTAAATTGTTGTGCTCTAGTTATGGCCATCTATCTATCCTATTTTGTTTTGCCAAATAAATCAAGACTTGGCATTACCACTGTAACGTCTCTCTTAATGTCTTCTGGTGCTATACCTTTTGATTTCCACTCCTCGTCAGATAAGTATTGTTCACCTGTTTTAATATTGGTTATCTTTTCTATTATTCTATCGGGTTTTAATTCTTTCATTATGTTGTTACCTCTCTTGGCTGTATTTCTAATATAGAAGCTATGACGTGCAGCTCATTTGCGTCAGAAGCTTGTACCTTTAATATCTCACTTTCCTCCATTACCAGTGGGTTAGTTAAAAGTTCTGTTGTGGTGATTGTCGCTATAGTTTTTGTTTTAAATAGGCTAAATATATTGCTGCTAGCATCTACTAAAGTAACATCTATATTGCAACCAGATCCTGCATCATTACAAACTAATATAGATTTTACAACAGCTGTTTTTGCACTTGGCACTGTATATAGTGTTGTTAAATTTGTAGTTGTTAAGTCTGCTTTTTTATTTATAAAACTATTAGCCATTAATTTAAAAAGAAGTTTTGAGCTTCTACCTCATCCTTTAGTTCTTGTTGATATGTAGTATTTAATTTTACTATAATACCATCTATGTCTCTTGTTTGTGCTTCAGCAACGGTGTAATCATATTCTCTTGCAGGTCTTGTTAATACTTGTACTATTTTAGCCATTATCTACGTCCGTCTGGTTGTGTGTCTAATCTAAAAGTTCCTAATTTCCAACTTTGTGATGCAGCTGTATTTTCTATCTTTAATGCAATAGATCTTGCTCTTGCACGTGTATCTACTTTTAAAGTAGATGAAGTTATATCAAAAGGTCCTAACGATGAACTTGCAGATGTTTCATTAGGAAAATCTCTTAAATTTAAAGTTATTCTAGTTGTGCCTGTTTGAGATATAAAATCTGGTATAAATCTTCTTATCTTCATTAAAAACTCTCCATCACCTCTAAACGTTGCAACACCAGTTTGTTGTCCTGTGCTTGTTCTTGCTTGTGTAATATCAAAATCTCCAGACTGTATATTTGCAGTTACTGCGGTTATAGTTCCATTTCTATTTTGATCTGTTCCTGTTTCGTGTTCATAGTATGATGTTCTACCTTCCGTGTTTCCTACAACATCAAAAGACGTATCAGTGCCGGCATCATATTCTAAAGCGTGTGGTTTAGTAAATACTGCAGAATCTCTCCACATAGTTCTTGATAAACTTCCAATCGTCCAAACAGGTCTTTGTGGTGATGAATCAAAATAATTATAAGAAACCATTCTATTAACTACTGAAGAAGTAGACTCTGGGTAAAACCACATAACTTCACCAAATAAATTATTTAATCCAGCTGAAATCATTTGGTTACCTGATTCCATGTTTATGTTGTCAAAAACAAAATCTTCTACTAAACATGGTAATGATTCTAATTTACCAGCATATCTAAAGAAACCATTCTCCGACATCCAATACGCAGCACCGTCAACTTCTACACATGCATTCTGCCCTGCAAGTCCACAGTTGGTTCCAACTTGTGAAAAGGCAAATGTAAACGGTTGACCAACAAAACGTTGTGTAAACAACGCTGTATCAGTCCAAACATACAATGCATCTCTACCTCTAATAGCACCTCTAATTTGTGATCCATCAGCCAGTCTTTGTGTACCAGCTGTATTAGTTGCTGTAGGTGTGTATGTGTTTATATCTTCTTGGTCTGAAAACCTAATAAACATATCATCTTGTGTAGCTGGGTTTCCAATAGTTGTTTCTGTTCCAAAAAATACTAAGTGACGATCTGGTGTTGATACAACCATATGTCTTGATGCAGTTGGTGCTCCTGTTATAATTGTGCATCTTGTTTCTGTTGCATTTGATAAACTAGAATCCCACTCAAATACTTCAGCATCATGAATTAAACAAATTGCTTTATCACCAAAATTATCTATTGACCACATACCAGGTTCTAATACTAAGTCACCTGATGCTGCTTCACCCCAAGCAACATAGTCAGTGCTATTTTTAACTGTAGCCCCACTACTGTGTGATGATCTTGTTGAGTTCCTAACAGCTCTTGTAATACCTGTTAATGTAGTGCCGCCTGTAACACCAGTATAAGATATTTCTTCATTTCCAACTTGAATAAAATTAGTTCCTGAACTTGGAAACTGTGTAGCGTCTGCTAAAACAATAGAAGTTCCAGATCCACCTGTCCCCGCTGTGTCATCTAATAATGCTCCATTTAAAGTTGTTGTAACTGGGTTAGAAGCTTCTCCACCCCAAGATCCAAGACCCCAACCAAATCCTTTTTCTTGAACAGCAGATCCAACAGGAAAATAATGTTGAACTCTAATACCACCAGATGTGGTTGCACCAGATCCTGTTTCATTTGATGGCATGGTAATTGTTATTGTTTCTGTTGTAGGAACAGAAGTTACCATAAATTTTTTATCATCAAAATCTGATGCACTAAAATTAGATCCTGTAATTGATGTAAAATTATCTAATAAAATAATATCTTGTGGATTTATACCATGACCAGATGCGAAAGTTATTGTAACAGTTGGTGATCCATTAGTCGTAGTAAATGCACTTGTAAGCGTTGTCGTAGTTTTAATTGGGTGTATGTCATAAAATACACCTCCAGAAAAAGCATACAAAATTCTGTTGGTTCCAATAATTGCGTATCTTCTACCTAAACTATTAACAAAATGATGAAGACCACGGCCTGCACCTGTTAATTCATTTTCATTTAATGTGCCTAGTTGATTCCAACCACCTATTTTTTCTGGTGATCCATATCTAAATCTAACATTATCACAATCTACCCACTGCCCTTCGGCACCTGTAGGTGTAATTTGTTTGTTAATACCGGGCTGAAATCCTATCTTTTGAAGCATATTATTCCTAGTTTACTTTACTTTACTGGAATATCATTAAAAAATCTACTTAAAATCTTGCACGATTTTCCCTTTAAACCATGCAGGTAAGCCCAAATGAATTCTTCTATCAAATTTTTCAGCTCTAGCATTTGGTTCACTTTTATTATTATAGTGTAAAAATACTTGAGCATTATTATCTCCCTCAAAGGGTTCTCTCCAATGTTCTAAATCACATCCAGAATAAATTAACATGTCACCAGGTTCTAATTCTACTTTCACTCCAGGGCTGTTAGATGGAACATAGTCTTGAATTTTATGAACTCCTCTGTGTGGTCCTTCAGTATACCCCTCATTTTGATTTGGGTTAATAAATATTGGCCATGAATCTCCACCTAAATTCATTGTAGTCGATACACTACAAGCTGCTCTATCTTTGTGTCTTTTTAAAATATCTCCTTTTTTGTATATTCTAAAATAAGAATAAGTTGGTAATAAAACCAGACCAGTTTCTTTTTCCATTAGTGATCTTAAATCTTCTAATAAAGTTTCCATAACTATATCTGAATAATGTGAATATGTTTCAGGAACTTGTTGATCATTCCAAACTCCAAAATACTCTGTGTAAGGAGACAAATAATTAACATCAAACATAGTTCTAGCTACCTTTCTTTTTAATGAAACATATTCATATAAAAATCTAGCCATCTCTTTTGAGATAGCTCCTTTTTTAATTGTATATTTTTTTTCTTTAAAAGACATTAATCTACCACCTTTATTTTTAACTTAGACACACCACCACAAGATATAGTGCCACTAGGATATATGTTTGCAGCTATGGTAATTCTTGGTTCTTGATCCGTGTTCTCTGTAGCATAATGCATTATAGATGGAGGAAAAACCACATACTTACCAGGTTCAGTATCTTCTACATGTTTTAATAATAAACCTCCATTATCTACATCGTCGCTAGACATAGGTTGAAGATTAGAGTTTTTAAAATAAGGATTATCCATACACCAAACAGTTTTGTCATTTGATATGCCAGAGGCATAATAGTTTGAACTCATAAAAGAATTAGGGTGTTGATGTAAATGAAAAGATTGATTTGTTTTATTTAAGTTAGCCCAAGAACTTACTATCTTTAATTCATCACAAGTTAATTTCATATCTTTTTTAACTTCTTTTAAACAGTCGTGAAACCACAAAAAAATTTCTTTAAACTGTGGTAACGAATGTAAATTTATTCCTGTTCCATCTTCTTTCATTCCTGACCACATCATATTACTAGGATTTTCATTATATTCAAGTTTTAATAATTCTTGGTAAACCTTATCTATTTTATTTTTATCATAATAAAACCTATAAATAGGAAACCCTAATGCGTACACTTTATTAAACATACGGATTACCTAAATTCCAAGCTACTAAACTGTATCTTAAACCTTTAGTAACAGGTTTAACCTTATGCCAAACAAAAGATGGAAAAACTACAACAGAACCCTTTTTTTTAATTTGATCGCACACAACAATTTCTTTTTTAGATTTGTTTTTAAAATCAAATTCTAATTCACCCCCTTCATATTCAGAAGAATCAGATAATGCAACTATCGCAGATAGTTTTCTAATTAAACCTTTTCTCCAAGGTGGCTCAGTATAGGGTTTACCAAAAGCATCACAATGCCAATCATAGTGTTGATTTAAAGCGTACTTTGTAAATTGACATGCTTCTGAAGCACTCCATTGAAAATTCCAACCGGCACTTTGATTAGCTGTGTGTATAAAAGGATTTATTTCATTATATATCCAAGTATCATGTAAAAAATTTACATAAGAATCTCTTTGAACTTTTAATTTTTCTTTATCTTCTTCTGTTAATTCTTTTTTATTTTGAAAATCTCCTGTAACTGCTAATTGTTGTTTAAAAGATAAACCATATTTAATTATTTCATCACACATTCTATGAGGAATTACAGAATCAAACCACCAATAATAATTTTCTAAATTCATTCTTCAAACTTTCTTATTGAAATTATAGGAAACCAATCTTTTTCTACACTATAAAAAAAGAAAACTTGTGTTAATCTTTCAGTGTTTATTGGATGCAAATTTGCACCATGGTATATTTTAGCATCATATATTACTGCCCTATTGTATAATCCCTCAACCTCTACAGTTTTTTTAAAATGTATGTTGTTTTGATTTCTTGCTTTTTCAAACTCTTCCTCTGTAAAATTATCTTTATTATGTATTTCAGAACTAATAAACTTTTCTTTACCAAAAGTTTTAGATTTATAAAAGTTTGTTCCAGAAATATTATCCTTATCTAAATATATGATTGCAGCCATTAAACATTTATCTGTATGTATCCATCCTTCATTAGATATATTTTTTATTCCAGGTGTTTTTTGAAAACAAGTATTACAAACATGACGTGTTTCATCCTTATAAAAAGCACGTAATATTTTTTGACTAGACCATTCAAAATAACCTTTATCAACTTCATGTAAGGGTTTACTTCTTAAACCATACCAATAATCTCCTTTTTGTCTTGAGTAGTATTGTAAAGAATTTGCAAATGTTACAATTCTATCTGGTTCATCAAAAAAATTATCTATAATAGTTATTGGAAAGTGCATATAAAAATTATTCTTTCTTCATTTGGCTTACAAAATTCTTGAGCATGATAATTCATTCCATCAAAAAAAACAACCTTATTTTTCTTAGGAGTTATTGTGTGTTTAAGAGTGTGTTCTTTTTGAATTTTATACCAATTGCGTTCATAGTCTATTTGAGTTTGTTTCTTTTCCTTAAAAGTTTCATTAAATATTAAAGTGTTTCCAGACGCATTATTTAAATAAAGTATCATTACTTGGTGAGGAAAATCATGGTCTACATGTAAGTCAGCATGTTTAGCTGTGTAATAAAAACTCATGTTAATATTCATTCTTAAAATTTTATTTACTTTAATATTAGATCTCTCACACAACCTATCAAAAATTTTTTTAAAATAATCATAATGTGGAGAGTTTTTACCAAGACTTGGATCTAGTAAAGCATGAGAATTATAAGGAAAATTATTTAAAGTAGAAGGTCTATAGAACCAAGGAAAGTTATAATCTTTTACAATTCTTTCTATATTTTCAACATCACCTTTGGGTAATATATCCTCTTTCTCAAAAATCACTTAAAATTTGCCAGTAAGAACGTATAAATAATGTGCTTGTTGATTCCAAATTCCACCTTGATTTGTTGCAGGTTCAGCAGATTCTTTAACAACCATTTTACCAGAACCTCCAGCTCCACCTCTACTAAGTGGGTTATTACCACCTTGTCCAGCTCCGCCACCACCTGTGTTTGCATCTGCATTTAAAGGTCCTGGGCCAGCGTCTCCGCCACCACCAGATCCACCCGATGCAGGTGGATTAAAATATGCTCCGCCAGCTCCTCCGCCGCCAAAAGTTCCACCACCATTAGGTGAAGGAATTACAGGTGTCGTATCTAAACCAGCTCCGCCAGCTCTTCCACCTGGGCCTGGTTGTCCAGAACCAGATCCACCACCACCAGCACCACTTTTTGCTGGATTAGCTGACATTGGCCATTGTTGTGATCCTCCTGGATTACCTTGAGGTGGAGAAAAAGAAGGTGTATTACCTGATCCTCCAGCGTGTTGATTACCACCTGATCCAGATCCACCAGAAATTCCTGCTTCGTTTTGCGCTGCAGGTCCGCCACCACCTCCATGACATATAAATAATGGACTAGGGGATGGTCCTATAAAAGTATTTCCACCTGATCCGCCATCAGAATCCGATGGTGTGCCTGCTGATCCACCAGCTCCAATTGTAACACTAACTGGTGAACCGGGATTTGAAATATTTGTTGCTGTTCTTACTCCTCCAGCTCCGCCCCCACATCCATTTCCAGCTCCGCCACCTCCGCCGCCAGCAACTGATATGATTGTTAAATCAGAACTACCTCCTTGAGGTGCAAAAGTTCCGTCAGAAGTAAAAGATGTAAAAGCTTCGGAAACCGCTGCGCTAGGTGTGTATGATAAAGCTGTGTAACCACCATTATCTCTTAATTGATTACCAGCTTGAGTGCTTGTTAAATAATTTAATGTTGTAACTGTTGTTGACATATTATTGTATATCCCATTGTTGTGTATCTGAATTCCAGTAAGCTATGCTACCATCATCAACTTCTTTTGTACAGCGCCATCTTTGATTATCATCTTCCCAAAAAAATATTGTCATCCATCCATCAGCCGGTCTTTCTGTTGGATTGTTTGCTAACGGAGATACCCAATCATTTGTGTCATTTAATACCCAACTATCATATGGTTTAATTCCAACAAACTCATCTCTAACTGGATCATAAGTTCCGCCTATTGTGGCGTACCTTTTTCTAAAATTACCATTATATGAAGTTTGTTTCCAAGAGACAACTCCGTTATCTATAGTCCACTTTTGACCTTCGTGAAAATTTTTACACCAAGTCTCGCCATCAACGTGCATGTCATTTTCACCTAATGGTCCATCAGAAGTTTCTATATCATTAGAAACCACGGATACGTGTTTCACGACATTGTTAGCATCGAGGTGAGCAAAATGAGCCATAAGCTTTTACCCTCCTACGCGTCGTTCAGTACTTCGTAAGATATAATTAAGTCTAGATCACCTGAAGCACTAGCTCCGCCTTTTAAAACATCTGCCTCCATTAAATAGATTGGAGAATCAACAACAACTAAAGTTGAGTCAGCTGGAACAGCCACAGTTTTTGCTAAGTATACAGTTGAACTACCAGTAGCTGTAATACCTGTTGCACCGTTACCCATACCATCAATGAATAAATCAAGATCTGCTGAGCTGCTGCCATCAACGTTTGCACAAGTAATTCTATTAATTTTTAGAACTACATCAGATGCAACAGTTAATAAAGTTGTAGTTAATGTGTTAGATAAATTAAAGCCTAAGTTACCAGCGTTAATTGTTGCTACATTTACTAGATTTGGATTTGCCATATTTTATTTCCTTTCCTATTTTTAACCGAAAATTAAAGCCATTGCAATAGCTTTTCCTGTGTTAATTGGAGAAGAATCAAAGGTTAATTGACCAACAGCTGTTGTTCCTGAACCAGTGATACTGTCTACCTTTAAAAATGTCCCAGCTGTTACGTTTCCAGTTGGGTAAATAATTGTGTACGACTGAGACGCACTATGTGGGGGTGATTGTAATTTAATCCCGTGGCTGTTAGATTCACAATTAAGTTGAATCGAACCTGGATTTGTTGCACCTTTAATTTCAATAAGTCCTGTGCCATTTGGACCTAATATTACGTTACCGTTTGTTGTACTTGTATTTATTTCTCTAGCTTGAACATCTAAATTACCACCTAATTGTGGTGAAGTATCTGCTTCAACACTAGCAATACCTGTAGCAACAGTTATAATATCTGGGTTTGTTCCATCGTTTGCAGAAGCAAAAACAATTTGATCACCTTTATTTGTAGCTGTGAAAGTAAATGAATCTCCAGATCCAGATGCATATTTAAATTGTACTGTGTAAGCACCTGATGATGAGTTTCTTAAAATATAAAAAGTTTGAACATCTAATGGTATTGTAACCACAGCATTGTCTGAAATCGTACCTGTAAATTCTATCATTCTGTGTGCAAGAGTTGCACCAGTTGATCCATCGGAAGCAGTTAAAGTTACTGTGCCTCCACTCGTTAATGCTTGTTGTGTAAAACCACCTGAAATTTGTTCTAAAATTTGTAAGTTTGTATTAGTCTTCGTACCCCATGTTCCGGCGTTTTCACCAGTTGCTTGAAGTTCGACTCCTAGTCCCGTATATGTTGATGCCATTTTTTATCTCCTATGCAGCGTCACTATAACTTGTATTTGATCCAGTTGCAACATCTGTATACGAAGAATTTGAACCTGTGTCAACGTTAGAATATGCTTGAATTCCAAAGCCCGAAGCAGTTCCAAAAGCAGCTACAGAAGATGTTATTTCTTGACCTGTTAACCCTACTGTATTAGCCGATAATGTTATTGAACCAATAGAAGGTGTTATAGTTTGACCTGTTAGTCCTACCACTAATGGAATAGGGTCTATATTACCAACAGATACAGTTGCAGAAATACCTGTTATTGAAATAAGTTCTTGTTTACCAACTACTACATCATCAACAGAGGCTGTTGCAGAAACACCTGTTATTCCAACGACATCCGCTGGTGTTATAGACCCAACAGAGGCTGTTGTAGATTGACCTGTTAAACCAATTGTAGCTTCTCCAATTTGTAATAATCCAACAGATGAAGTTATACTTAAACCTTGAACTTGTTCTGGAGGAAATATTTTTCCTACATCAACAGTTGTAGAAACACCTGTAAGGCCCATCACGTCTGCTACCGATAATGAAAATATTCCCCAACCTTGGCCTTCTCCCCAAGAAGCTTCATTCCAAGCATTTGCAGATACGTTAGATGTTATTGCATCAGGAGCAGTTAATTCAAAAGTTATGGCAGATTGACCATAATTTTCTTCTCCCCAACCATCTCTACCCCAACCTGCATTTATTTCAGTTGATACTGAACTAGAACCAATTGAAGAAGTAATTTCTAAACCACTTGGTTTAACCACAGGGTCATAACTTTCTCCCCAAGGTTCTTGACCCCATGAATCTCTACCCCAACCTTGTTGAGCTGATGCTACAGCTGTTCCAAGAGACGCCGTAAAACTTAAACCAGTTGGAAAAACTATTTCATCGTTTACTTGTCCCCATGAACCACCGGTGTCCCATGCCTCAACTCCCCAACCACTAGTTAAAGCATCGGTGTAACCCCAACGGCCCGTGTTCCAGGTTGTGCCTGATTGGTTCCAAGTATTGGCCATAAGGACTTCCTCCTTATGCTAATCTTATGATTGCGTTTGTTGCGTCTGCTGTTGGAAATTGAATTGTAAAAGTTCCGCTTGATACAGTTTTATCACCACCAAAAGCAATGACTGCACACGCTTTATTTGATTGTGATGAATTATAAATTAATGCACCGTTAGCAGTGAAAGATGCGTCTGTAAAATTTACATCTGCAAAATCACAAAAAGCTGTGGTTCCAGACGTAGTAGGTGTCACGCTTGTAAGCGTTGCACCACCAGAAGTATATGCAGTTCCTGATGAATTTGTAATTTCGTTTGATGATGAAAAAGCTGTTGTTGAAGCTCCTAAAGTTGCAGAGCTTGTGTATAAAGCTATTTTAAAAGTGTTTCCAGTTGTGGCTGTAAAGTTGTGTGTACCAACTAAAAGCTCTTGTTTAAAACTCGTACAAATTGCCGATGTTATTGCCATATTTTATCTCCTATGGGTTTGCTGAGGTAATCGGTATTCTAACTGCCCCGTCTGTGTAGTCATCTCTTCGTCTTCTACCGACTTGCTCATTAGCAAACTTCTGTACCTCTTGTTTATATTTATTTTCGTATAAAGTCAACATATCAATCGGACCTTTTAAAAATCCATATGTTTCTGATAGACAGCAGTATAATAGGCCATTTGGGAAATTTAAACTAATATAATTAGTAACGTTATCTGAAGCCAAAGTAGCCGGCATTTTGTTAAAATGCACTCTAAATTTATATGTTGTATCAGGAACAGGAGCAAACATCATTCTTCCAGAATTTGTATCACCGTCTCCTGTAGCGTTACCAAACATAGCGTAGTATTTAGGTTGACCTCTTTTAGCAGATTCTGTGGATGAAACATACTCTTGTAAATATGTAATATCTTTTTTTTCTAACCAAACATTAGCACCAGTTGTGGCTGATGTTGAATCATAAACTTGTATACCTCTAATAAATAAACAACCAGCTGGGGCGTTTATTGATTCTTGTCCAGTAACTAAATTACCTATTTGTTGTCTTCTATCTGCATCAATAGGAATGTCTCTCATTATTCTATATTGAGAATTTAAAATAATGTTTTCTAGAATAGAATCTGTTAAAACATTAGAATCTGTTTCTGTATAATTTCTAATTTGTGTAACTAAACCTGAAAAACTTAATCCAGCCATTATTTAACTCCTACAATTTCTAAACATCTTGGACATGTTTTTCTAAATCTTGTGTGACCAGAACAATGTAATGTGCTCTCCTCTTTATGAACAGGAATTTCTGGTTCTGGAACTTTAGTGTAATACTCTATATGCTCATCTTCTTCTGGACATGCACATTGTTTTATTCCAAATAAACTACAAATAAAATTTTTAATACGTTGTATCATGCCGTTACCGTTACAGGTCCTGCTGATGCAGAACCGCCTCCTCCTGTTTCAGTTATACTAGATGTTGTGCCTGTTGCAAAGGTATAATTATCGTCGTTTGTTTTGGTTATTGTATATCCCGCAGCTAAATTTATGGTGGCTGCGGCCACTCCTCCAACAACACTAGCATCTCTAAAACACACTGTATCCCCTGTTGATCTACCGTGATTTGGTTCATTAACAGATATTGTTGTAGAACCATTTGTTGTTGTAAATGCATTTAATGGTAATAAATTAGGGACAGCAGTTTCTGTTCGATCTGGTCTAACATTACGTAATGATATTGCATCACCATTCATGGGTTTTGGTTCTAATTGTGGTTGCTTTGGTTCAAATTCAGACACATGCACAAAAGCACCATTCCATTCCCTAACCATTTCTCTATAAGGAAACTCCATACCAGATCTATCTGATATTGCTCTTGCGTATTTACCTGTTGCGTACTTTGCCATTATGTTCCTGGATAATAAGCTTTAGGCGTGATGTGTGTGCTTGAAGCTGATCCGTCCTCTGCTAATGCTCTTGCCAACTCATCCTCGTAGGCTAATTTTGTAGCTTGCAAAAGCTGTGGTTGATATTTTTGTGATAGATAATATGCAAGTCCTGATACCATGCAAGGTACAAACCTAAATGGCACATCAGTTGCATTTGTGTAATCTCCAACATCTTGTATTCTTTTTATAAAAAAGAAATGCATATCTTTAGATGCATTTGAAGAATCTGGTGTTGGATAGATATGTATTGTAACTTTATCTATAAATCTCTCAACCCAATATTGATTAGGTGTTCCTTTAGATAATTTGTTTGAGAATCCTGCATATGTGGATCTATCTACTTTTGTCATCGGACTATCAGATTGAGTTGTTTGA